ATACATGGTGATATTCATACTACTAATCAACAGATGGCTGGACTAGAGACTAGAGATCAAGCGAAGACGTTCATTTACGCATTAATTTATGGGGCTGGTGCAGCGAAGATAGGATATATTATGAACAAGTCTGCCAAACATGGACAGGCTACCAAGAATAAATTCCTGCAAAATGTCCCAGCTTTAAATGGATTACTGGAATCAGTTCATAGTGCTGCGGAACGTACTGGAAAAGTACGTGGTTTAGATGGTAGGTACTTTCATGTACGTAGCCTACACAGTAGTTTAAATGTTTTAATTCAAGGAGGTGGAGCTATCATATGTAAAGAATGGTTGATTCAAATCATGAAGGAAATTATAACAGAAAAGATAGACGCAAAACCAGTAGCTAACATACACGATGAAATTCAATTTGAAGTACGAAAGGAGAATGCAGAAAAACTAGGAGAGATAACAAAGACTTGCATGAAACGAGTCGAGAAAATTTTAGGGCTTGACTGTCCTCTCGATTCGGAGTATAAGATTGGTACAACATGGGCGATGACCCATTAACATTTGAAAGGTAAATATAAACCATGCCTGTAGTATCTGGTAAAGCTTATTGGGCAAAGCTTGACAAAGCCCAAAATCCTTTTGACGCAACGAAGCCTCGTTGGTCTATTGACGTTTCTCTTAACGCTGAAGGTGTTAAGTTTATGAAAGGTCACGGTGTTCCTATCAAAGATAAGGACGATGACCGTGGTAAGTTTGTTACCATGTATAAGGATCAGTTCCTTAACAATGGTTCAGAGCTTCCAAAACCTCGCCTCATGGATGCACAGAAGAACGATATTTCTGGCACTCTGGTAGGCAATGGGTCTTTGGTAAAGGTATCTTTCAATCCTCGTGAATGGAAGATGAATAACCGTAAAGGTGTACGTGCGGTACTTAAAGACGTACAGGTTCTTGATCTGGTATCTTATTCTCCACCAGATGAATTTGATGTGGAAGAAGGTTATACAGCCTCCGAACCTTCTACTGCATCAGATACTATTGATGATCTCGATGACGATATTCCTTTCGAATAATCAATAGTAACTTCCGGTAGGAAACATCAGCTATGAGTAAACTTCAAGGTCTAGTTCCAGATATCCATCAATCGCTGAATACGGTGCAGCGACCAAGTGAACCAGACTTGCAAAAGTTTTTAGCTGATGTTTCTAATTCTATTCTTAAAGCTTATGAGGAAAGAGATGGGGAGGGTCAAATCAAAAACCCTCTCCGTTTCTCTAGTATAGGGAAACCTACTAGACAGTTATGGTATGCTTCTCGTATAGCAGATCAAGCTGAACCTATCCATCCTTCTACTCGTATTAAATTTCTATATGGAGATATAATAGAACACCTTGTATTATTGCTAATTAAAACAGCAGGTTATAAAGTTACTGATGAACAGGGAGAAAAAAAATTAGGTGGTATCACTGGTCATATGGACGCAAGGGTTAATGGCGTTGTAGTAGATATTAAGAGTGCTTCGCAATACGGCTTTGATAAGTTTGTAAAAGGAACTATCTTTGATGATGATCCCTTTGGATACATCGCTCAATTATCAGGGTATGCTGATGGTGAGGATGAAGCCGCATTTATTGTAATGAATAAAGTAACAGGACAATTACATGTCTGTACTATAGATAGTATGGAAATGATTGATTTTAAAAAGAAAGTTAAAGATGTAAAATCTATAGTTAAAAAAGAAACACCACCTGATAGGTGTTACTCTGATATACCTGATGGTAAGAGTGGTAATAGAAAGTTAGCAACAGGTTGTAACTATTGTGATTTTAAAATTCAATGTTGGAAAGATGCGAATGGAGGTAAAGGATTACGGAAGTTTAAATATGCTAGTGGTTCACGGTTCTTTACTAAGGTAGTCAAACGTCCTCCTAAAGATATTGAAGAAGAAAAAATAAATGTATAGGAGTAAACCGGAAAAAGAATTTGCTACTTATTTAGATGAAGAAGGTGTAAACTTTTCGTATGAACAATTTCGTATACCATACGTTGTGTCTAAGCACTACACTCCAGATTTCTTTTTACCTAAGTACGGATTTTATATAGAGTATAAAGGATACTTCAAAGCTGCTGATAGAAAGAAACATCTTCTAATAAGGAAACAACATCCTAAGTATGATATTAGATTTATCTTTCAGAATGCTGAGAATAAATTAAACAAAAGGTCTACTACGACCTATGCAGATTGGTGTGACCGTCATGAATTTAAATGGTCACAAGGTAAGATACCAAAACAATGGCTCAGAAACCCAAGATAAAATCTACTATACATTTCTATAAAGAAAATAACTTAATAGATAAGTTTAATAACTTTGTAGATAAAGAAACATCTGTGACTGTTGAAGCGGAAGATACAGAACCTAATCCTCCTAAAAGTCCTGAACAATTATTATTTCTTGCTGTTGTATATCAAGCTTTACTTGACGCTACAAAAGAGAAAAAGTATAATGATTCAGAAGAAGTAAAACGCTATAGGAGAGAAGCAACTAATTGGTTTACTGTAGAGTATGGCACTACAGCTACAGACTTTGAAGAAGTTTGTTTCCTTGCAGGGCTAGAGCCTCGTTCAACTCGTTCCTTTGCACAAAGAATTTTTAGTAAACAAATAAAATTTGAACGTAAACGTATTAATGTTTTAATCAACTCGAGTGATGATAAAAATGTCTTATGATTCTATCCCCCCTAAATGGCCTTGTGAAAAATCTACAATTATTTTAGACACCTCACCAAACCCAGAATCTAATTCTGAAAATGAAACGGAAGAACTAGTTAACAATCCCCCTCATTACAACCAGAATGCTATGGAAACTATAGATGTTCTAGAAAATTCTCTTCCTCGTGTACATTTTTTTGGATATCTCCGTGGCAACATTCTTAAATACATGTTAAGATATGAATACAAGGGCGGCAAAGAAGATTTAAAGAAAGCCCGATGGTATCTAAACAGACTTATTAACACCCTAGACTAACAACAAACTTACATTATTGGAGAATAACGATGGAACCTGTTACAGAGTATGGGCCTACTGTGCCTACTTGCAATGACCTACACGCTTCTAAGTACCGTTTATCTAATGAATCCTTTGAAGAATGTATGGCTCGTATCAGTCTGCATATGTCAGACGATGAAGAACATTTCAAATCTTTAAAAGAGATTTTACTTAATATGAGATTCATGCCAGCCGGTAGAATCCAATCAGCAATGGGAAGCCCTAGAGATGTTACAGCCTATAATTGTTTTGTATCAGGCAATATTGAAGATAGTATGCAGTCTATCATGGAGAAGGCTACACAAGCAGCAGAAACAATGCGCCGCGGCGGCGGTATTGGTTATGACTTTAGTAACATACGTCCTAGCGGGGATAGGATTGTTAGTCTTGATAGCTCCGCTAGTGGTCCTGTTAGTTTTATGCACATCTATGATGCTATTTGCAGAACTATTGTATCGGCTGGTCACAGGCGAGGAGCTATGATGGGTGTATTGCGAGTAGATCATCCTGATATCGAGGAGTTTATTCGCGCTAAGAGAAACACTACAGACCTTACTAACTTTAATATCTCTATCGGTGTAACAGATGAGTTTATGAATGCTGTTATCAACAAGACAGAATTTGCTCTACGTTTTGATGGTAAAGATTATAAACATATAGATGCTTCTGCTTTATGGGATGAAATTATGAGAGCCAATTGGGATTGGGCTGAACCAGGAGTATTGTTTATTGATCGTATTAACGAGGAGAATCCCCTATACTACTGTGAAGAAATTACTGCTACTAATCCCTGTGGTGAACAGCCCCTTCCACCTTTTGGTGCTTGTCTCCTTGGTAGTTTTAATCTCGTTAAATATATATCACCGCAAAGGGTAGGAAGTAATATTAAATTTAGATTTAATTTCTTCCAGTTTGAACAAGACATCCCTGTCATAGTTAATGCTATGGATAATGTTATAGATAGAACTAACTATCCTTTACCGGAACAACGGGAAGAAGCGGAGAATAAACGTAGGATGGGGTTAGGTATTACGGGTCTAGGTAATGCACTTACTCTTATGGAGATGAAGTATGGTGAACCTCAAACTCTTAAATTCATACGTAAACTTATGCGTACTTTAACTTATGAATCTTATCATGCTAGTTCTGATAGGGCTGTAATGTATGGTAGCTTTCCTTTGTTTGATAAAGATAAATATCTAGAGGGAAAATTTATCTCTAGATTTCCTGAAGCTTTAAAAGAAAAAATTAAAAAGCAGGGTATGAGGAACAGCCATCTAATTTCAATTGCTCCTACTGGTACAATTAGTTTTTGTGCGGATAATATATCCAGTGGATTAGAACCTGTATTCTCCCATGAACTAACTCGTACTGTTAGTACAGAGTTTGGTCCTATCAATGTATTACTAAGAGACTATGTATATTCTAATTACAAAGTGAAAGGAGAAACGACAGAAGATTTAACTACTGATGCTCATCTTGATACACAGATAGCTTGTCAACCTTATGTTGATAGTGCTATCTCTAAGACAATCAATGTCGGAGAGAATGTAACCTTCCTAGAATTTAAAGATATCTATACAAAAGCTTGGAAAGGAAAATTAAAAGGAGTGACAACCTTTAGACTAGCGGGTAAAAGATATGGTATCTTAAATAAAGTAGAGTCCAGTGAGACAGAAGGTACAGCGTGCTACTTCGATCCTGATACTGGTCAAAAGGAATGTGCCTAATAATGCTATTGTTTAAAAACGTAGAACATAAAATTAATTCTCTAAAACATGAGATGAAAATTTTAAAAGAAAAGTATGAGGCATTAGATAGTGACGGTGGTAGATATAATACTGCTGCTCACGTTCTAGAAGAACGGATTAATGAACTTGAACTAAAGGAGTCATTTCGTAGACGATGAAGTTAACTGATCTCAATAGAGCTAGTAGTATTGCGGCTATAGATAGGATTTATGAATCTGATCCCCACTTGTTTGCTATAGGGGCAGAGTATGATCCTGGAAATGATCCCCAATCTCTACAAAATTCTACAGATATGTGGAATAAAGCTATGAATGAGGTAAAATCTAAATAAAAAAGGGGATTTCTTCTGTGTTGGG